TTTGTGGGCATAGAAATGAATGAGGAGTATTTCGAGATAGCTTGTAGCAGAATAGAGGCTGCTCAAAAAGGACAAGGTAGATGATTGCTTTCCCTGACAAAAAATATAAAACAATATATGCAGACCCACCTTGGAGAGAGCAAGGCGGAGGGAAAATAAAGCGTGGTGCAGACAGACACTACCCACTTATGAAAACGAAAGACATCAAAGCTTTGCCTGTAAAAGACATAGCTGATGACGATTGTTGGTTGTTTCTTTGGGTGACTAATAACTTTTTAAAAGATGGACTAGAGGTCATGGAGGAGTGGGGTTTTAGATATGTGACTAATTTTGTGTGGACTAAAGAAAGATTTGGCATTGGTTATTATTTTAGAGGGCAACATGAACTTTGTTTGTTCGGTGTTAAGGGCAATCTTAAACCTATCAAAAGAAATGTTAGTAGTGTCTTGTTTGGGCCAACGACTAGACACTCGCAAAAACCTAGCCTAGCAAGAACAAAGATCAAAGAAATGAGCTATGGTCCTAGAATAGAATTGTTTGCTAGAGAAGAAACAGAAGGCTGGGACGTGTGGGGCAACGAAGTATGAAACAAATAAGTATAGACTTTGGTATCGAAATGCCTAGAACAGTAGAGCCAGATAAAGACAAAGTGCTGATAGTTAATTTTAGCGGAGGCAGGACTTCGGGCTATCTAACTCATAGACTGTTGCAAGAAAAACATTTGTGGAAAGATATGTTTGTCATCTTTGCTAACACAGGACAAGAACATGAAAAAACTTTGGAGTTTATTAATAAGTGTGATGAACACTTTAATTTTAATACTGCTTGGATAGAGGCGGAGGTGCATCCTGAAAAGGGCATGGGAACAAAAGCAAAGATTGTAGATTACAAAACAGCATCAAGAGAGGGCAAACCTTTTGAAGATTACATAGCTAAATATGGTATTCCTTGGGCAAAAGCCCCGTCTTGCAGTAGAGAGTTAAAAGAATATCCAATCAGGAATTACATAAGAAATGTGCTAGGTCTAAAAAACAAAGACTACTATCACGCTCTAGGCATAAGAGCAGATGAAGCGAGCAGACAATCAAAGAATGCAGAGCATGAACACTTAATATACCCACTTATAGATTGGGGTATAGACAAGGAAGATGTTTTAAGTTGGTGGGAAGATCAAGAGTTTGATTTAGAAATCCCAGAACATTTCGGTAATTGTGTTTGGTGTTGGAAGAAATCATATAAAAAACTTATGACAGTTATGGTAGAAAACCCAGAGGCTTTTGAGTTTCCTGAACGTATGGAAAAACAATATGGCAGGGCAGGCGCAGTAGCTAAAGCATTAAATAAAGACATGAGGTTTTTCAGAGGTTATAGATCAGTGCAAGATATAAGAGATATGGTTAGTGAGGGTTTTGAAAAGTTTATAGACTTACATCACCTACACATATCTAGTGGATGCTCAGAGAGTTGTGAGCCTTTCTTAGATGATACTACTGATGTTGTAAAAATTGTTGAGGATGACAATGGAAATTAAGTGTCTTGGTTGTAATAAAAATTTTGAGAAGAAAGGTAAAAGAATATACTGTTCAAAAAAATGTGGCGATAAATCAAAACAACAAAGCATGAAAAAAGATTGGTATAAAAACTACAAAGACAAACAACACATGATTTATAAATCAGAGGGCGAAGTAGGAAAAATAGACACAACAGAGTTTCATGTTCCTGAAAAAGTATTCAGGGAGGTTGTAGAGAAAGATGATTGGGCAAAAAGTATTTATACAGTAGACCCAGACATATCTAATGGTTTTGACGAGCTAAACAAAGTTCTACGCATAGGTAAATATTATGTAAGAAAAGGCAAAGAACACAGAAATTATGAGTAAAGGCAGTAAAAGAAGACCGAGACAGATTAAAGAACAAACTTTCAAAGATAATTGGAACAAGATCTTTGGTAGTAAAAAGAAGAAAGAAAGTATTAATAAATTAAAGAGGTCATGCGCAGATAGCTTACACCCAATTTATTTAAATTTGCGTGTGGCCTCACTGTTTAGTTGGTTAAAAAATAGGCAATTGGTGTTTAGTTTTGGGAGTGCTATGGGGTCTTGTAGAGAGGAGAATGTGGGGCTAAAGTGGTTGTGCAATGGGAAAAATGTAAATTGCACAGCGTTAGCTGAAAGCCCCATTCCTATGGTATTTCTTAGTATGTGCGGTTGTGCAATTGCACATGCCTGCACATGCGCACAGCGTGGCTTGAAAGCCTTATGTTTAGAGGTACGTGCAGTTGTGCAGTTGTGCAACCCTCTAAAGAGGGGGAAGGAAGTGGGTAATAAACCCACCTTCCATTGCTCACGCATAGATGAAAAAGGTAGAGTAAAGTAGAAAAGTAAAAATGAAAAAAAAGGAATTGACAAAAAAGCAAGAGAAGTTTGTTGACCTGATGGTCTATCATGACTACAACCAAACTCAGTGTGCGAACTTAGCAGGGTATTCTAATCCTGGAGTTGCAGCTACACGCATGATGAAAGACCCAGAGTTTGAACATATCAGAGCAAAGATTAGAGATCTGAAAGCTATTCAAAGAAAGAAGAACGAAATAACTTTTGAAAAAATTGCGACCAAGCTATCAGAGATTAGAGATAGAGCTATGGATGATGGGTCTTATGGCCCTGCTGTTGCCGCAGAAGTTGCTAGGGCGAAACTTGCAGGACTTATGGTGGATAAGAAAGAATACAAGATACATAAGATAGATAGTATGTCGAGAGAACAATTGGAACTGCGACTTAACGAATTGATGTTGGACAATCAACTGACTATTGATGCTAAGTTGAAAGAGGAGAAGGATTAATTATTTAGATTCAGTTATTTCTTTGATGCGATCTTCTGCGTTCTTAAGTTGTTTGTTGCAATACTTTATGATTTTTTGACCTTTCTCAAACAAGTGCATTGATTCTTCCAAGTCTATCTCGTTGCCCTCTAGTTTATCAACAATCTCTTGAACTTCTTTCATACCTCTCTCGAAACTCATTCCGAGATACTAACATGACTTTATTCTATTCGCCATATCCTGTATCTAGAATTTGCGTCCCTTCTCATTCTAAATTTTTTAGGCTTAAACTCAGGTCTATAAAAATGTTGTCTGTATTTGTAGGCTTGTTTCTTGGATAAGTCACCTATACTTTCACCTACACCCAGATTGTATAAAGTCTGCACGAATGGAGAATAAAATCTAGGCATAGGAATATATTTATCTACTTTGAATTTTTTCACTATACTGTTTTTTGAAACATAGCCAGGCGTTTTTTTTAGATAATTTTTCCTCGCCATTATAACTGCGTTCAGTATTAACTGCCCATAACCAATAGCTAAAATTTCTTAGTATTGTTTTTCTTGGATCAAAACTATAATCTTCTGTATGCCCAAATCTAATTGCCTTATTCATCATACCAATCTCCGCAGACAAAAAGACAACCCCAAGCTAAATATTTATAAAGTATTAAGGCTACTAACGGCACTAAGATAATTCCCCACTCTAATAATTTGTCTTTATTTTTTTGGGTTATTTTCATTTTTCTCTCCCTTTTTTATTTCTTGACAGGACAAGACTTCCTCATGCTCATCACAAGCTATGGCATGAATATTGCCCTCTCTGATTTTTTTATTTAACAATCTAGACGCAGACCTGATAGCTTGCTCATTACCATCTGCGTCTACACAAAAATTCGCAACGAAAGTTTGTTTTATTTTAATTTCAAACTTACTCATGAGTATTTGTTTTATCCAATAAGTTTATAGGATAAATGTTTATTATAAAATTACCATCTTGGTAAGTGTCTATTCTAAACTCATCAGCTTCCTCGTAAGAATCAAATAAACCAAAAGATGTGACAAGAGGTTGGTGTGAGTTAGGATCTCCATACTCAACCAACATTATGTATTTTGTTGGACTGTCCATGAAACCTCTCCTATTTTTTCCACATATCTTTATAAAGTCTTTTAGCTAATTTGGTTTCCCCATTAACAAAAGAATGAATACTATCAACCATAATTTCATGCTTGATTTTATTATTGGCTATTGATGTTAGTAACACTTCTGTATCATTACCATCAAAAGTATCAAGCCAATCTTTAACTTCGTTTGAACTAAACATGATCATATTTATTCTTCCCCCTCACTGTTAAACCAAACTGCAAAACCTACTGCCATTGATACAAACAGTAAGAACAATACTACTATCTCAGGATTCATCATTAATCTCCTCATAACAAACACCACAAAGCATCGCATCTTTTGGCACTTCATCTATAGTTTTATAACCTTTACTTTCATAATTGTTATAGTCGGTTATATAATCAGCTTTATAGCCACACTCGTTGCAACAACCTCTACTCATGATTTTGCTCCTTAACTTCCAGAACACTTACAGGCTCTAGAAAATAATCACTTTCTATCGCATTTAATACGCAGTTATGCTCTAAGGGATTACCACTAGGACAAATAAAATCATCAGTTGTATCAACATCTACAACTAATTTTATTTCTACTTTCTTAATGCTCATTAAATATCTCCTTTAACCAAACCAGAGCCACGCATAATTTCTTCTACTGTATCAACAATATCTTCAAATTCATCTTGCTTTTCTGGTGTTCTTGTTTCATTACCAAGTTCATCTTGAACCCAGATATTATCTAGTGAGCTGTATTCAAGAATATGATTTGATAATGTTGCGTATAATTCCACCCATATTTCTGGTGGCACAACTACTTTAGGTCTGCTCATCATTCATCTCTATGTTATGTAATCCGTTGGACTAAATTTAATAATTTCTGCTAAATGCACTTTATTGCTTTTAGGTAAGAACGCATAACTATTTACACGAGTGCCTTTGTGTTCATCTACTAAACTGCGAGCCTGTTCTTCTGTTTCAGCTTGCACAATATAGGTAGAAAACCAAGTGCCTGTATGTTCAACAGTAAGTGCGTATTTTCTCAAATCTTTTCTCTCAGAGTTATTCTCATAATCTGCGAGCTTTTGACTTAGAATTTCGTTTTCTTTTAAAAGTTTTCTCAATAATTTTTTATCTGCGACCGACATAATTCTCCTCACTATCTTGGATAGTTAAACTCCATGATCAAAAGGCGACAAATCTAGGTCTGCCAAAAGATATGTGACATCACAATCGCCACCTTCATAACCCAAAAGATCTTTATGCTCTTTTTGGTAAATACTATTCAACTCTTGCTCAGTTTCAAAACCCTGTTCAAAAGCTTTCTCGAAAGCCTTAACCTTATCGTCAAAGTCCTTGCGTTCTAAGAAGTTAAAGTAAGGCACATTAAATGTTTTTCCCATAATGTTTCCTCAGTTAATAAGATTGTTGAACTCGTCCCAATCTTCATCTCTTATTTCCACACACAAGATTTCCTTGTATGGTTTCTTATACTTCAGTTCCATCTTTCTCCTAAACAAAAAAGATTTCACTTCACGAATAAACTTTTTAATTATCATTCAACTCCCCCTCTGTTGTGATACTTGGCCAACTTATCAACTAAATTATTGAAGTCTTTATGTGTTACAGTTTGACCATTAAAACATTCAGGATTGTCATTGATAGTTTCAAGTATCGGATTTTTTGGTGGGTTGTTAGACAGTTCCTTACAGTAATACATATCATGTAAATCTATAAGTTCTTGGATAATCGCTAATTCTTTTTTGGTAAATTCTAAAGTCATTTTTTCTCCTTACCTAAAACTTTGTCATAAATCATATTGACATGATTTGCTATATCAATCTTGTCAATTAAAT